GCGATAAGGATGGCTTTATTTGAAGACATAGTCAATTCTCGACATGTGACTGTAGCTGACGGTGGAGTTGGGTTCGTTTACGAGTTCTTCGGGTCCAACCCGTCAGGTAACTTTTTGACAACGCTTCTTAACTGCTTTTGCAACTTGGTTTTTGGCTACCACGCGTCAACTGAGTGTCTCATTGAGGGCGAAATGCAAGTCGTGCCGACCAAAGTTGACGATGGCGTTTTCGCACATTTCCTAGAGCTGGCTCTTGAAGTTGTTCGCATGATAGTTTTTGGAGACGACAACCAGTTTGGAGTCAAAGACGAATATGCCCGCCACATCACCCAGGAGAAAATGACGGAGGCTATGTTGCGTCTCGGCCTGACCTACACAAACGAGGACAAGTCGGATGTGAAACACGGGCATAGGAGAATTGCTGATTGCAGTTTCCTTAAGCGGGGTTTTGCGTATTCGAAACGGGAGGGGCGTGTTCTAGCCCCCTTAGAGATGTCCGTCATCCTTGAGTCGTCATATTGGACCAGGAAATCCAACTCCGATGCCGAGCTCATTGCATGTGTGGAGACCAACCTTATGGAACTTTCTATTCATGGTAGAGACACTTTCGATGAGATCGCGCCGGGGATTTGCCGCTCGGTACGGGCGGAGTTAGGGCATCAGGTCAGGACTGAGTGGCTTCATTACTACAACAAGTCTTTGACTTGCGAGGCCATCCATTACTAGCCGACTGTACCTAATGTCCTGGATAATACACTTAAACTTTCCTTGAAAAAAAAAAAAAAAAAAAAAAAAAAAAAAAAAAATTTTTAAAATAACAAAAAAAAAGTTAAAAATTTTTTTTTTATATTAACACCAAAAAAAAAAAAAAAAGATCCATTGTTACTAGTCCAGAAAAACAGTGAAAAAGTGTATTATTATATTAACCCCAAAAACAATACAATACGTTGGTAGATCGTAACTATCTGCGGGTCCCTGCGCCATATCAGGGAGACGGTGTGATAGAACACTGGCGGCGGGAACAGACCGCACTTTATTTCACAATCGCCTAATGCAACATGGTCACAACTACAGCAAACAACGATAATGCGAACCAGGGGGCCACAAGTGGCGGACCTGCAGACTCATCCATTGAGCAAGTTTCTGTCCCGTCAGAGCAGAGCGTTGTAGGAACGACCAAGTTCGTGGAAACGACCAACGTTCAGTTGCAGTCCTACAATTCATCGTACGTGTCCACTTTATTGTTGCCAGTGCGAGATCAGACGATTAGTGACTTTCTGCGCAAACCCCAGTTGGTCTTCTCCGGCCAATGGACAACCTCATCTGTTTCAAGCACCATTTTGAGCTCTTTTGAGATTGCTGGTTACTTGAATTCAATAGCAGTCTGGAAGAATAAGATTGAGGGTTTTGGTTTTGTGAGGGGCACAGCTGTTTTGCGCTTAGCTATCAATGCCAATCCATTCCAGCAAGGCAAGCTTATCATGTGCTTTCTACCTATGGGAGACAACACGACATCCGACATCATTAGATTCCAAGCGTGTCGTAGCCCCATGACACAACTGCCCAATGTTGAGGTCGATTGCCGCGATGCTGCCGGCGTGCTCGAGATGCCGTACATATCGCCCACTGAATATTATGTCCGTTATCCGAATGGATCTGAATCCTCGTTCGGGTGGGGTAGCGCATTTGTTTCAGTCCTTTCTCCCTTGGTCGTGGGTTCCGGTGGCGACAATTCTGTTGATTTTTCTGTGTACCTGCATTTTGAGGACTTTGAGCTTGCAGGCCCAGTGATGCCCCAATCGTCCGGTAGCGTCAAAGGAGGGAAAAGACTGTTGCGTTCCAAGGTGGTTTCGAAGTCCGAAGCATCGGAAGTGGCCAGTGGCACACCCCTGTCTGGTGCTCTCATGGCCGCTTCGGAGGTCTCCGGTGCTCTCGCCGGAGTTCCAGCTATATCGTCGCTCGCGGCGCCAGCTTCTTGGATGCTACGTGGCGCTGCCGGCGTTGCATCTTGGTTTGGTTGGTCGAAACCGCTCGACGACAAAGCTCCAATCAAGGTGTCGCGTTTCAACCTCGGCGGAATGGCCAACTCCACTGGCGTATCCGGAGCCAGTAATTTGGGGTTGTATCATGACACATCACTCCAGGTCTTGGAGAACATGTCTGGCAACGACCACGATGAGATGTCGTTCAATTTCCTCAAGATGCGCAAAGCTTACTATAGGGAGTTCCAATGGGCGTCCACCAATGATCAGAACGACCTCTTGTTCACGCAGGAGATTCGGTCTGGTTATGTTGAAAATTTTACCACTCTTGACAGCACAGTGGTCCAATACTTCAACCCTGCTGGTTACATAGCGAAGAATTTTTCCCTCTGGAGAGGTTCTATCAACTTGACGTTCAAGTTTGTTAAGACAGATTTCCACTCTGGTAGAATTGTCGTTATGTTTGTCCCTGGAGAAGCTGGGGTCGTGCCCACCACGTCCAACTCCTCCACAGTTTTGCGTGAGATTTTAGACATTAGAGGTCAATCTGAGTTTGTACTTAATTTGCCGTACCTATTGCCCCAGCCCTATCAGAATCAAGATGGTGGCATCGGAGTCTTGTATATTCGCGTTTTGAACGAATTAAAGGCCCCCCCCAGTGTCGCGACCAGTATTGATTGTCTCGTTTACGCCTCCGCTGGGCCCGATTTTGAGGTAGCTGTTCCCTCTACGGCACTTAACCAGTCTTTCCCTTTGGTGCCTCAGATTGGCGGAGTGGACCCGGCGGTTGACCAAACTTTGACAGATGGCGTCGTTG